GTCATTCTATCAATCCTATCTGGGGAGAGACTAGCAGTGTCACATGACCTAACAGGCGAATCCTGTTCCAGAAGTCTCTCTCCATTATCTTTATAGTACCACACTCAAAGGGTATTGTCAAGAGCTATTTTAGCGCAGCCTTAATCATTTTCTCTAAGTCTGCTACCATACCCTCACCAGCACGAATAGCATTAGCATCAGTGCCAGCACGATATCGAGCAAGGTTGTCCTGAGCAGCATCGAGCATCTTCTTTAAGCTTACACGCAAGTCTTCATTACTCTTCTTAGTCATCTCACACCCCTTCATTATATCTAACTATACCACACGAAATAGATATAGTCAAGTAAAATCGTATCATATGCTTAGAATCAACATTTAGTGTGGGTTTCTCTCATACACAGGGGGATTCTTATGAACGCATACCATATTTAGATATCTATACCCCACTAAGGATACTTTTCTCTGCATCTGAGAGCTTACACATCTCAACAAACTCTCTAAATCCCTCTGAGCTCATATCATCACCCATATCTAAGCAAAACTCAGCGTATCTTACCTTGTAATCTTCTTCATCTGTCATCTCTATATCTCCTATCAACCATCCTACAAGCAGATAATAACACAGTGTCAAGGTATTGTCAAGGACTTTCTGCATTATTCTGCATTATTCTGTGATATTGTCTGAGAGCACCATAGAGGACTGCTGAGAGGATGGCTTTATTAATGATATCTGAGGGTCATATGATAGGTAGCACTGCTCTGTGGTGGCTCTCTGTTATAATCAGAGGGTATGTGGAGAATAATTGCTGAGACTCTGGAAACTTTAACTGCACTAGTTCTATGTTTATTTTAGCCTTTATTCTAAATGGGTATTTATGGGTTTCTATGGGAGAGCATGGGAGAATGTTTCCGCACCCTACCTTACTGACCTCATCCAACTCGTTATGTTGGTCTATAGTGGTAACATATGATGACCAAGTGACCAATGCGGCTATGCGTGTTATGATCTATTATATTGTTTGCGGGGATACCAATACCGTTTAACACAAATCCCGGTAATACCAATCCCCCGTTTAGAGTGTTATAATACATTATACACTGAAAAAGGAAAGTGCTTATGTTACCAATTGAGATTATTACGTCTGAAGACTCATTGACCATCAAAATACACCGTGAATATTTCATCAATAGGAATTTAGATGAAATTCTAGAGTTTATTGATGAAAAGGTTGCTCCATTGTTAGATGAAAAGGGATAATATCATGAAAAAAGACTTGATGAAATTGATGAAGAAGAATAACTTTACGATAATACGCATGACCAATCACATCGTATGGAAGCACAAGTGGTCTGATGAAAAGATTACCACTGCCAAGACGCCTTCTTGTTCACGGACGATTAAGAATACTAAATCATTGATTAAGAAAAAGGTTGGATATGTTATCTAATGACCGTAAAATGGAATGGAGCTCCTGTCTTATTCTCTTTCATTAGTCTCATTGTAATAAATCTATCTTATAATCTTCCATAACACTATTAGTAATCTGTTTAGCGATTAATTCAATCTGATTTGGTTCGCAGTCTAATGTAATTATCTTACCTATACGCACACTTGTTACTCCCTTGAATCCTATTGAGTTTAATGCGTGAGCTGTTGCTCTCCCAGCATTATCAAGGATACCCCTCTTATATCTTATTGTTATAGTATACTTCATATGTAATCAATACCTTTTTTTCTTTCATTTTACATATTTAAGTGCAATATCATATAAATAGTAAAGAGGTAAAATGATGAATAGATTTATTATAGCATTGTTAGCAGCACTGATTGCATCCAATGTATCTGCACAAGAAAACCCCCCAAAATTATTATTAGACATAACTATTCCATGTGGCAATGATGGTTATAAGTATATCGATGACTTAACCAAGGATTTCAAAGAGCTGCCGTTTGCACAGGGGATTTTTTCAATAAAGCCTGCAATAGGAAATGGTTTTGTTAAATCAAAGTTTTATATGTATGTTTCAAAAGATTGGAAAACATTTAGCATCTTTTCATTAACTGAGGTTGAAGACTTAGCCCTTCCTGTTGCTTGTATATTAGTGGGTGGTGAGCAGCTTAAACCTTATAGTTTAGGCGCATTTAGGACATCTCTGGGTGTTAAGTGAATGCTTCGCTCTTTTAGCATCTCTATACCGTCAAGTTGTTCTTTCTCTGTTCTATTCCGCCAGCCTTGTACCTCTTCTTTAGTGCGTGAGCATCCTAGACAGTATCCTTCATCATCATACTTGCACACTTTAATGCATGGCGTATATCTTACTTTTGGCATCTGTTTACTCCTATAAGGGATCATCTTCAGTGGAATTGTGCCTAAACACCAGCTGCTCTGAATCCATGCGCTCATCTATCTGGTCAGCAAGAATGTCTCCAATCAGTTCAACCCAATCATCTTCATACAATTCTCTTGCATGACCAGCAGAATCAAGTATATCAAACTTAAAGGATAGCCTGAGGTTTCCATTGTCTTCTTTTGGTAGATTGATATTAGAATACTTGTAGATTGTTCCTTTAAACTTACCCTCATTGATACGAAATGCAGAGTCTTCTTCGCCCTCTCGTGTCATAAAGCTGTATACACTCTTCTCTTGTCTCATTTCCATACCCTCTCTAATACCTTATGGTTGCACCCTGCAACACAGCACTTCTCAGCGTCACCGTCTTCTGGAATTATATCAACAATTTCTCTGTCGCAGTAATCACATAGTTTTTCGATATCTTTACTCATACCTTCCAACCTTCACCGAAGTCTGTCTTGTCAAATGTGGGCGTATCAAAATCATCCTTCTCCTCTGTCTGATTGGAGTCTGATAGGCCTTTCTGCTCATTCTCAGCTAGGTCATACAGTCGCATTCTTGCACGGTCTATTCCTATAACAAACCTCTTGTTTATGGTTGGGTCATTGTATCTATTTTTGAGTTGTTTGACAGCAATCTGGTTAAGTGCGTCAAGTTCCTCATTAGAGATGAGCGCAAACATAAGGTCAGCAGTAGCTGGGAGTCCAAAACTCTCACTGGTATCCTCAAGACCCACATCAGAGTTAGAGAACCCTGAGCGAGTCGTCTGTGTGGCACTCATAATCGGTACATTTGTCTCAACTGCAAGTCCTCTAAGTTCCTCAGCAATCGATTTGATATACATGTAGGAGTTAACATTTGCTGCTCCTTTAAATCTTGATGATGCACAGATATTTAGATAGTCAATGAAGATGATATCAGGTCTGAAACTCTTCTTGATTGCTAGTTCCTTGATCAGTCCACGAAAATGTGCGGAATGTGCGGATGCAGTAGGGTATTCTTTGATTACCAGCTGACCATTGGTGTTCTTGATGATATGTTTCATCTTAGTATCATACATTGTCTTGGGTAAATCATGCAAATCTTCCATAGATACGTTCATCAGATTTGCATCTATCCGCTCTGCAATGCGTTCTTCCGCCATCTCTAGGGTGATGTACAGGACATTCTTGCCTTGGTTCATACAGTTTGCAGCCATATGACACATGAACAACGATTTACCCACACCAGTACCCGCAAGAGCGATGTTGAGTGTCTTGGGAGGCAACCCACCCTTGGTGATGCGATTGAAGAAGTCTAGATCAAACGGAATCTTCTGCTCTATTGTATGGTAATAGTCAAATCGCTTGTCTGCATCCAAGAGATAATCATGGCCAACAGAATTATCAAAACCGACAGCCAGGGCATCTGTGAGAATAGATGGTATTGCATCTGGCCCTCGTTCTTTATCCTTACCATCAATGATTTGAATTCCTTCAACAATTGCATTATATACCGCCTTATCCTTGCAGAACTTCTCTGTGGTTTCAACTAACCAATCAAAGTTGACATTCTTGTCGTTTTCCAGTTCCTTGACCACAGTAAGCACACGCAGAATGTCACCCTCGTTCAAGTCTCTACGAGAATCAATCTCAATCTCTAGGGTTGACTTAGTGGGCAGAGCATTGTACTTCTCTACGAACTTCTGTATCTCTTCAAATACGATACGCTCAGTACGGTCACTAAAATACTCCCCTCGTATAAAGGGAAGCACCTTTCGTGCATACTGCTCATTACCCACCAGCTCTGATAGGGTTGTTCGTTCAATCGTTTGCATATGTCACTCTTTCTCTTTGAGATAGAAACTATTCTGTCTTTGC